TCACGGTATAGGTATTCGCAACGGCTCAAGATGATCAATCCTTTTTCTCGGTTTATTCTAATCATAGATTTCTTGATTTCATTTTCACGATTTCGTCCCTGACCATCACGGCAAGGGCTTTGTAGTCCATCTCTGGAACCGCCCATTTTCGGCATTTGCACTCGGCCCAGGTTGCGCCGGGATCGTATTTCAGGATGGGTGTCATCTCGCAGGCCGGGCAGGTAGGCACCATCATCTGGCACCTTAGCCTGTCCCTTTGTTCTTCGATTAGGATGGCGTGCTTCTCGTTTGTCATTGGCTGTTCTGCAAAGAATCGGGAATGCGGAACCAAAAATTTGCATACGTGCAGTCGAAGTCATCATCGGCATCTTCAATGTAGTATTCGTTGGAGGCAAGCATCGCGTTGCCATCTGCTAGCCAATCACGGTTTCCTCCCCCGCTTCGGGTGTGGATAAGGACTTTGCCATCCTCGATCATCGCGCCACGGAAGCGCGGAATTTCATCTTCCTTGATACCAAGGGCAACAAGGATTGTTTCATTGTCGGGGTTTGCGTAAGCGTCTAGTCTCATAATGTAGATTGTTTTTCTTTGAAGTAGATCATCGCGAAGTATTAGGAATTTCCGAACAGTTAAAACCACCCAATCCCTACCGGGGCGGGTGTTCTCGGCTGTTCTCCTGAAAATTTAGAGGCGGGACGAACGGCTCCCACCTACCGTCAGGATTGACGGAGTGAACCGCCCCGCTTGAATCCAAACCCATCATGCGGCCTTGCCATATTGCGTCGTTCGGCGCGATCAGGATTTGGACAATCTGAGGAGAACAAGCGAATGCACGACAATCGCCATCAGGCGGCTGGTGATCCTCCGATTCAGGGGCATCTAAAATCATGTGGTCGTTCAATGGTGATACTGTTTTCATGGCGATGTGTGATCCTTGGCGTTCTCCTGAAAAACTCTGATCTCCTCGTCGGACATAGCGCCTTGAAGTCTGCCAGCCTTCCATTCCGTGCGGACATAGTTCCTCGCTACTTCTAAATCACGCTGAAGTTTCGCCCGTTCCTCTAGTAGGCTGGCAATGGTTGTTTCATGGGCGGCAGTTGCGCCGATCCAATAGTCTATTGTTTCTTGTGCGTTCATAATCAAAAAGGGAGAACAAGTCGGAGCAGAGCGACTTCGCTGCGCTCGCGCCTGTCCTCAGTCGTTAAAAAGGAATTTCGTCATTCTCCTCGGTCCCCTGCGCTGGTGCCTGTGCGGTCGCTGGCTGGGCTTGGTTATCCTCGCGCTCGATGCGCCAAGCTTGAAGATCGACGTAGTGGCGGCCCTTGTATTCATTTCCTTTGATGTTGAATGAGACCGTGACCTTGTCCCGCACTTGGTAGCGGTCGAGGATCTCGCACTTGTCCTTCACGAAGGCGAACTTCACAGAGTTGGAGTATTGCCCCCCGGTCTCGATTACAAATTCCCGTTTCTGGAATCCGCTGGCGAAGCTCTGCGTCTCGCTGATTTGCACAATCGTGCCCGTCATTTCGTATTTGTTACTCATGGTTTTTGTTTTGGTTGATTTGTAGAATTTGAACACATCGAATCAGGAAGCCCCTTTGGGGTCCCTGTTCTTTTTTCTGTTAGCCTCAAAGAATTGGCAGTAGAATGATGCCTCCACGTTGCCGAATGCCTCGCGGCTATCTTGGTTGATGCAGTGTCGCTGGTCGTATCGCTCCTCTAGCTCCATCCCCCATCGGCAATTATCGCAACGAGGCGAACAATCAGTAGCACTCAACAGAGCCTCGTTGCCCTCTGCGGCTTTGGCGATCTCCTTGAGTCCTTCCATTGTTTCTGGTGCTAGGTATAGTTTTCTCATGGCTGTGTGATTGGACATTGGGCGTTCGCTTCTAAAATCTCCTCAACCTCGCTCTCATCGCCGTATTGGTAACACTCAGGGCACAAAGCGGGTTCAATGTCGCCCGTGTTGGCCTGCTCTTTACCGCCTTTGCAATCCTCGCTGCTTCCCTTCCATCCACAAGCGGGGCATTTAGCGGCAAAGAATCCGGGCTTGCTGAATGACTCTTGCTGCCTTAGCCCACAATTTACGCAAGACCGCCAAATGTAACCGGTTTCTTTCCTCCACGGCTGCCAAAGGTGTTGGCAGGTTTTTCTCGCGCTTTCTATGCTCTCTTTATCCCAGTATAGGCTTTTCATTTTTGAAATGGCGTTTCTTTGAAGTAGAGGGTGTCTGGGTGTCTTTCTATCGGGAAAGTCCATCCTGAGCGTCCTGTGTGACGGTCCTTGTTGATGGTAATACCGGTAACCTTTTTGAAGTCAACGCTTTCCTTATCCATAACCTGCTGGATTGATAAGACGTAATCGGCATCTTCAATGGTGGTGGTGGCGTATTTCGTATCCCCGTCCTTGTTCTGCTGGGAAAGCAGGAAAATTAGCAATCCCAGTTCTTTCATGATGGCCTGAAGCTTGTGAGAGATAGTGGTTAGCTCTTGCTCCTTGCTCCCGGCTCCCGGTGATCGGATCAACTGGAGGTAGTCGATGCCGAAGGCAATCACCCCGTGCTTTCGATGGGCTCGTCGGATCATAGCGCAGACCTGGTCAATGGTGGGACCAGTGGCCTCATCGAGGTAGAGTGGGGAATCCGTGATCTGCCGGTAGGATTCCTTTACTTTGAGGAGATCGGATTTTGAGGGCTTGTCTCTCCCTTGTCGCTGACCATTGCGAATGGGATCGTAGATCACCTCAGGATTAAATCGCCCATTGGTGACGATGAGACGCTTCCCTAGTTGGTCCCGGGGCATCTCGAAACTCATCAGCATCGAGGGTACCCCCTGTTTAGCGAGATCGACCAGGAATTGCCCAACGAGGAGCGTCTTACCGCTTGAAGGGTATCCTGAGACTACGCAGACCCGATTCTGGGAAAATCCTCTCAAAGCGGCTGTGAGGCTTGGTAATGAAACTTCCCATCCCATCGCTTTAGTCCTCCCCTCCAGAAGAGACTTGAAATCAGCCAAAACGTCTTGGAAGACCTGTTTCGTCGATTTCTCGGGTGCCGATGCCGATGCCACCTCGATGACGTAGGTGATCGGCTCTCCAAGGTGTTCCAGAAACGTATCATCCCCGAGGTCGTATGCAGACTCCTCGATTTGACGGGCTGCCTTGATCGCTAGCCGGCGAGCAGCGCACAATCGGAGTCTTTCAACGTCTTTGAGGAATGTGCCTCGGGGAACATAGTCGTGGTAGATTTCGAGCAGTGCCGGTGCACCTCCCATCTCAGAAAGGACTCCCCTCTTGAGCCCGATCTCCACAAGCTGCACCTCATCCATAGCGTGATCCACCTCTTGAGATAGTCGGAAAATCTGCTTGTGAGCCTCGGAGTAAAAGAGGCTCTCATCGAGGGGAGTCTCGTCCCATCCCTTTTCTCTTTGGAGGATGACGCTGAGAACGGCCTTCTCCGTCTTTTCGAGTGTTGGTGGTGGTTTCATGTTCTGTTCGCTCGTTTAATCCATTCTGTGATTTGCGCCGATTGGCTCCGGCCCTTTGCCTTGCAGATGGCGCGGAACTTTTCGGCGTGTTCGGGTTCCAGCCGCACAGTAACGGCTTCCCGAGGATGAGAACGAGGCTTTCGCCCCGCTCCCTTGCGTTTGCCTCCTGCTGTCATTTTCCGGCGCGGATTCTTGCCATCATGCGGTCAACTCCTGCCTTGCGAGCTTCGCGGACTTTTTCTGTATCTTCCCAGATTACCTTTCCCGCGAATTTGAGAGCGGCGTCGATGTTTGCTGGAGTTGCGTTGGCTTCGGTGATTTCGGTGTAGTTCGTTTTCATGTTTTTAGATTACACCCCATTTGATTTCTTGCAAGCATTAATTCAAAGAAAGTGAAAAAACTTTCCGAGGGTTCTGTTCAAAGATCGTCTGGGGTGAAGATTTTAACGTGGGCGGGTGCTTTGGTGGAATTGGACTGGGCGTCTCCACCTCGTTCTTGAGATCTGGATAGCCAGTTGGTCAGAAACCGTCTCCATTGCTTTTTCTTGGCCTTGGCTGGATTTGATCTGAGCCATTCTGAGGATGCTGCGATCTGTCGTTTGAGGTCACAAGCTGGATAGGCTTCCGTCCAGTCTTGGAAATCCTTCTCAGTAATTCCTGTCCATCCTTCGGCCACAGACCAGGCGATAGCCTGTGTCGGGGTAAAAGCTTCTCCTTCTCCTTCTCCTTCTCCTTCTCCTTCTCCTTCTCCTTCTCCTTTAACAAAACCCGCAGTAGGTGGGAGACAATCCGCAGTAGGTGGCAGATTTCTGCCGGTAGTTGCCTCAACCCACCCAACATCTGCCAGCAATGGCAGGCTATCGGAGATCACCTTTTCCGGCATCCTGGTTAGATCAGACAGGTCTTCGAGATCCATTGATTTCCCGTCCGAATGCAAGAATTGCCCCCTCCCCTTTGCGGTCCCAGTAGCCGTAAGCTGACAGAGGGCCTGATAAACTCCAAATGCGAGGACTCCGGCCTCACCCTTCTTCATGAGCCTCCGGTATCCCTTTGAGTCACACCCAGAAGGAGACAGAAACCAACCCAGCCGCTGCCGCTTTCTCGTATCGGCATTCTCAAAAGTCTCGCTCCATTTGTTGATTTTGATCATTGGTAAAAAAAGCCTCTTGAGGAACGCAGAACGGGTTTCCCCGGTGAATGAATCTGCGCCCATCAAGAGGCTCAAGGTTGGTTCGGGCATTCACTCCCTCGTCAATATCTATACTATCGGCCTCGATGACTCATTCCAAGATTCAGCATCTATCGAACGGAATTTCTTTTCGAGTGTCTTCATAAGAATGAAGGGATTTCGCTTTTCGAGTTTGGCTTGTAGTCGACCTTCCTCAGAAGGTCGGTTCCTTTCTTGAAGACGGCGTGTCTCATCTCCTTTTTCATCTGGTCATGTCCCTTAGTCTTGTTCTCAATCGCTCGCCAAACTCCAAGCTCTGAATCAGCGATAAAAACATGAACCTCGACAGGCTTAGTTTGACCAAATCTCCAAGATCTCCTGACCGCTTGATAGAATCTCTCATAGGAATATGAGATTGAACAAAATGCGATTTTCCGGCAATGTTGCCAGTTCATTCCAAACCCGCAGATCTTAGCTTTGCTGACAATCACCCTGGCTTTCTGGTCGGTGAAAGCTAAGAGGTTCTCTTCCTTTTTTGCTAACGTATCGCTTCCTTTGACCTCTACCGCATCAGGGATGAGCTTGGCAAGCATCTCACTCTCATTGTTTGATTCGCACCATACGATCCACGGTTCATCCGATTCGTTGACCATATCAGAAAGCTTCTTACATCTCTCCTCCGCAGTCTTTCGAGCCGATTTATGGAGCCCCGTTGCTGAAACCTGGGGGAGATCAAAAAGCATCCCCTCCGGCTTATCTAAAGGAGCTTCAGAAAGATGAGTGTGAGTCGTTAGCGGGGGGAGATCGTATCCGCTGTCATCATGCCCTAGGTCAGAAGGCTTGGAAACACAGGCGGCCCAGCTTGCCACCCATTCCCAGAAGTCTTTCACGGCGTGTTTCTTGAGTCTCCAGTCCGCAGTATTGGCCGAGTCATGGACAAACCAGCGCATAAGCATTTCCATTTGAGGCATGATCCCTAGGAACTCGGAATGGTTCCCTATCTCGGTGTAGTCGTTAGGGGCTGGAGTCGCAGTGCAACAAAGCTTGAACTCTGCATCCTTAAATGATTCAGTTAGTTGCTTTCTTGTCTTCGAGTTCTGCCCCTTCAAAATAGAGCTTTCATCTAGAACCACCCCATGAAATCTGGAGCAATCAAAATGATGAATCCTTTCGTAATTTGTAACAGTGACTCTGTTTGAAATCTCACCATCTGATGAAAAGCCTATCTCCATTCCTAGAAGCTTTTTAGCCTCCCTGATTGTCTGTTGAGCTACGGCAAGAGGCGTTACAATTAGAACGTCCCCAGGGATATGCCTTGCCCAATCTAGCTGGAGAAAGGTCTTGCCTAGCCCAGTATCAAGAAAAGCCGCTCCCCGCTTAACGCTCAAAAGCATATCAAGACAATCGGCCTGATGTGGCTTCGCGTTGGGATGAGGATTGCAATCAATTACGGTTTTCCCGATGGATACTTGATTGGCCTTCCTTTCCAATAATGATTGGTAATTCAAAGCAAAACCTCCTTTTCTGATTCGGCCTTTTCAAGGAAACGACAAGCCTGTTTGAAGTAAGATTCTTTTAGCTCTGTTCCTACAAATTTCCTGCCATTTTGAATTGAAACAAAGCCCTCACTCCCAATGCCAGAAAATGGAGAAAATACAACATCCCCGGGATTACTCCAAAGAATCAGGCATCGCAAGATGAAGTCTAACTGCAAAGGGCAAATGTGTTTTTCATCTTTATCGGTCCTAGCATCTCTGCCGTTTAGCACGTTTGTCTGGTTGATGTCCATCCATACCGGAGAAGCCCATTTCTGCCACTGGTCAACCGGGAACTCCTCGGCAGTGTGTGAAATAGGCTCTTTGTTTTCTCCCGGTTTAACAAAGACGAGAAGATAGTCAGGATTCCCCATGCGTGACCTTGAACTATCCTTCTTGATGGTTTTGTGAAGCAGTCCTACCGCCTTTGTTCTTTGCATCTCAACGACTGGATCTTTCCAGACAGTCACCCGACAATGGAATATCCATCCCGCTTTGATATGTTCCCTGATGATTTTCCCAGAGAAATCACGGCGTCCGATATAGCCATGCATTCCCTTTGACGAAGGGAGATCCATGCAATGAACGCATGAGAGACGGCCCGGCTTCGTGATCCTGAATTTCTCTTTAATCATGAATCGATACTGATCGAAGAACTCATCATCATCTTTGCAATTACCCATATCGGCAACGCTATCAGAATAGACATAAAGCGAAGCAAAAGGAGGAGAATAGATCGAAAGATCAATAGACTCGTCAGGAAGTTGTGAAGAAACCTCCACGCAATCACCATGAAACAGGTGCCAGTTTTCCCCGTTTTTAGAATCGAGGCATTCAATTTGTTTTTTCATTTTCTCGTGTTGTTATTATCTCGATTTAAAGGCATCGAGATTAGCCTAGCTTTTCAAGCCTTCTCAAAAAGGCTTTCTACCTTTTCCCTAAATTCAGAATCGAGTTCCATCCTTTTGCGAATCCTTGAAACCGCTTTTCCAGCAGTCGAAGGATCTCGGCCTCCGAAGACTTTGGCGATCTTCAGCATCTGAATATCAAGCTCATCCTGAACTAGATACATTGCGACCGACCTAGCCTCGGGAGCCGATCCGCATCCCCTAGTTGGAGATAGGATCTCGTCAATACTAACCTCCCATTTTGCGGATACTCGCGAGAGTATTTCGACAATTTGATATGCCTTTTGTTTGTTTTCATTCATGATTTTTTTAGTTCAACATCTCGAATCAGGAAGCCTCTTCGCGGTTCCTGTTCATTTCTCGTTCGCCTCAATACAAGGGCGGTTGTTGCAAGCGTGTCCCACATCATCGTTTGCCTTTCCGAATTCAAACTCATAGATACGGTGGTCATATTTGCCGCCCCTAAAATATCGGTGGGCACGAGCAGCAGACTCTGCTTCCTCGCGGGAAGGGAAGACACCAATCGGAAATGTGTTGCTGTGTCCTCCGTATCGGAACGCAAGGACAACAAAACAAGGCGAACAAGACGGTGATGCCAACGGCAAGTCGCTGGGTTGTTCATTGTTTTCACTCATTGTCGTTTCCTTTCTGGTTGCTCGCGCCATGGCATACCTCAGTCGTTCTCTGCCTACAATCGGGCGCGTTTTATCCATTCGGTGATTTGCTGCGCTTGCGATCTCCCCTTTGCCGCGCAGATCGCCCTGAATCGTTCGGCGTGTTCCGGCTCGATCCGCACTGTGATTGTCTCGCGGGGAGTGTTGCAGGGCTTGCGCCCCGCTCCCTCTCGTTTGCCGCCTCTCATCTTAAATGCCCATTTGGGTCGGCTTGTTTGCCCACTCCGCGTTGAGGTCAACGGGGAGGAAGGTAGCGATAAAGGACTTAGCGGCAATCTTGATGTCCATGAGGGTTGCCGCATCGGTGTCGAAGCGGAAGGCGAAGCCGTCGTCGGCGAGGAAGGTGTTGATCATCTCGGCAAGTCCGATTGCGAAGTCGCGGTCGTCGGAGCGGAGGATAGTGGTGATCGAGGCGTTAATGATGGGGTCGTGAAGCGGTGTCGTGTTGTTCATGTTTTTATACTACACCCCTTTTGATTACGTGCAAGCAATTAATCAAAGAAAAGTGCATTTATTTTCGGGGGCGTCTAATCGGCAGAGAACAAGGCGCGGCAGACCAACCTGCTACGCAGGTGGCTGCTCTTGAGCGTTCGCCCTAAGCTCAAGGTTCTCGGCCATCGCCTTGTTTAACTGCTTGGTCATCTCGTCGCGTTGACGGGTGATCGCACGAAGTTCCTCGATCATATTCTGAATTATCTTCCGTCGATAATTTGAATTTGACTCAGATCGCTCTCGCCTAGCCTTCTCTTGCTTGGCTTCCTCTTTCCAATCGTCCCGCTCTCGTTCGAGCTTTCGGCAAAGATCGGCGTATGGCCTCAGCTTGTCTCCTGGGACGTAGTCCTGCTCATCCATGCTGATCTCTAAATTATCGGTCTCCGTCGTATCGGTGTATTCTTCACTCACTATGGGACTCCTCTCCACGTTGTGAAATTTTCTCAGTCGCGAACTTAGAGGAAACTCTCAGGGTGACATGATACTCTTCCCCACATGATCCACATTTACAATAGTCTGTATCTCCATCATTTCTAAGGATAGTCTTATCCCACCAATCATGGTTTTCTGTCCCGCAATAAGGGCACACCGGGAAGTTTGTCCATTTCGCATCGATCTGGTCACTCACAGCAGCCCCCTTTCCTTTCGTCGCGCATACTCGGCCAAAAGCAAAGCGTCAGCGTTACGATGAGTGATCTTGATTGACGGGAAAAGACGCTGCGCTGCGGCCTTGGTGACGTTCTTGTCGCCCTTCGTCCGGCACTTCATGTCACCCTGCCACTTTGATGGCGTGACATATTCAAAAGGGATCTGAAGGCACGCTAGTAGCATCTCAAGCTTCCCGAATGATTGACCGAAAGAGAAGGAAGACTTGACGCCCATCTGCGGGGATGAGTGAACCTTTTCAAGGACTGCTGAAGTTTTCCAGTCCATTTCAGAACCATAACGCAAGGCGTCATAAAATGCGGTTTTAATGTCATGGTCCGTATAGTCTAGCCTCACGATCCAAGGATCTCCCTCTGACGGTAGGAATGCGATTGCCCCAGACTTCCCAGGGTCGATTCCAATGTATATTTTTTTCATCTGATTTTCTTTTTAAATTGTGAGTAATCGCGGAAATCTTCCGGCGTTATTTTGAGCCCTTTCCTTTCGAGCCATCTTTCACAAGCCCTGCGAACATCGCAGAACGGCTCCCATTTTTGCTGGACTCCGGCAGTCTTTTTCCCTCCTGCTCGTCCTTCCATTGGTGATTTTTTATTCATCGTCTGGCAGGTTGAGGTGCTTGAGGATCTTCGTCGGCCCGTGGTGGTTGAGCAGGCCGATCACTTGAGCCCATTCGGTTCTGGTGTCGAGTCCTGATTCTTTCGTTTCTTCGTAGGGCGTGACCGCTAGAACTGGGTGCCACGGTTCGCCGTCTTTGATTTCATAAAAGTGTTCGAGGTCCCAGTTTTGAGAATAAGAACTGGGGATCATGACGAGGTCCTCTTGATCGCTATCCCCCTCGGTTGGTCGCCGGTCGGTGATCCATTCGATTTCAATCGTTTTCATTCCGCGCCTCCTTTCCGGTTGCTTTGGCGATTGCGTTTTGAATTAAGTTGATGTCGTCTTGATGCTCCGACCAGTCAGAAAGATCACCGTTGAGATGAAAACCGAAGACTCCATGTGACTCTTGGATCAGCGTGAGAATCCCCTCCAAAGCCTCCAGCATGTCAGGAGCGGCTGCGATGAGTTGGGCGTTATCATCTATTTCGCATCTCGGAGTATCTGCTAAATCAAACTCACAAATCGTCTTTCCTGTCCTGTTATCAATGATGGCCGGAGGGCAAGCAAAGTTCTCTGCTCGAAAATAATACCAATCGGATTTAGTGTTATCACTCATGGTCTTAGAAGCAGTCGGTTTCATTCTGCGCCTCCTTTCCGGTTGCTTTTGCGATTGCGTTTTGAACCGACTTTGCTATTTCCTCCCAAGAGACGAGTTCATTTGATGAATTTCTTGTCGGCCCCTGCGCATCTTCGATGACAGACCAAACGGTCTCCAAGGCCGCCAACAACTCCGGCGCGGCTGCGATGAGTTGGGCGTTTGCTTTGCGCTCAAAAATTGATAGATAAATCGATAACGGAGGCAATTTTTTTTTGCCTTTTTTGATGCAAACACTGTCTCCCGTTAAATAAACCTCCCACGGCCCCGGCGTGTGCTTGTGGTCACTCACTTCGACCTCCTTTCATCATGCCGATGATCTCCAGAGTCGTCTGCCGTAGATGGTCGGCAAAAAGATTAATCCCAGTTTCCATGCGCTCCGTGAACTCATCACGCTCAACCAAGATCCTTAGGGTAGGAAGCCCCGGGCAGTAGCTTTGAAACCACCAGGCATCAGCCCCCGTTGCCGCCATCGAGCCATGAACCTGAGCCTTGTATTGCTCTGGTAGTTCTCCATTTAACAGGTAGAGAGCATGGGTTTCGGGCAATGGCGCCTTTCCTTCAAAGCCGATGTTTTTGCCGCGAATCAGACCGTCTGGACTGACTCCAACGAATTGAGAATAGTGAGTGCAGAATCCCACCTTGCGGATCACTTCGCCGGTCTCTACCTCGAAAGCTTGTTCAGCTTCTGACTCCATCTTGATTCCGTTCCAGATTGCCCATTGACCTCGGTTTCTCGGCGGCGGCCCATCTGGATCAACTCCCCATTCGTCGGGGACAATGCAGGATGACATCTGCCCGATGATCTTGGCGATTGCCTTCTTCCTCGCTTCCTCGGTGGTCTTCGTGTAGGTCTTAGGGAGGTTGATCCCTAGATCCTGGCACTCACCTAGGAGAGCGGCTTTGGTCATGTTTTTAGGTGGCTCCTGACCCACAAGCTCAGAGATCTGCTGCCTCAGTTCTGATGCTGTATAGCGGCATTCTGGCTTCTCGGCTAGCCATGTCCCGAATTGAGAGCCGGTAAGTTTTCCCTTACGAGCCTCAAACCATTCATCAGTTCGTTGCTCCATCAAGTGAATCTTGCAATCGGGGAACAGTTCTTTTTCGGCGTGAGCAATCATTTCGACACCTCCTGTTCCTCTTTATCCCAGAGATCCTCTGATGATGGCTCGGCCTCAACCTCGGGAGGGGTCACGAGTGCTTCTAGGGACTCTAGGGTCTTCTCCTTGGATGGCTCGGGGGTGACATCACGCATCCCCTTGAACTCAGTTTCCTCGGCCTTAGTCACCGCATCCATGATCTCGGGAGAAAGCGTCAACCACTTGGTGAGTCGCCGGAAAGCAGTCTTCTTCGCCATCTCGTTCCAGTGGTCTTTCCAAGGGCCAGAGTTCCCGGCTCTCGACTTCTGGCGGATCTGTTCAACCTCTGCCTTCGACATGATCTCTGCCTGCACTGAGCCATCCTTGAGGGTGACTTGAGCGTAAACGGCATACGGTTCGCCCCGTTCGTTCTTGAGATCGTAGGAATGCTCCTGCACCTCGCCCATCGAATGCTTGAAAGTGTCATTCTCGCAGACTACATCAGCGTGGATCTTGGCAACGTCGCCGGATCTCCGGACCAGTTCGACCAGGCCCTTGTAATCAATCACCAGAGTCGCCTCCTTGCCGTATGGGATCAAGTGTGCGCGTCTCCCGTCAGGCTCAAGGCCCATCGCTGAGAGATCCAGCAGGCACTTGAAGAAGCTCTCTTGCGTGCAGTCAGCAAGCTTGGGTGTCCTCGTTAGCGCAGTGATAGCCACCCGTCCGAATCGCTCGGCTGTCAGATGCTTGGGCAGTGCGGCCCTGAATTGCTCCTGCATCTTGTCAGATGAAAGAACGGTCTTTAATTGTGTCAGTTTATTCATAGTTCAAAGCCCTGTCTGGGCACCCCGAAACCCCGCCACTCAATTACGGTGCGCAGGGGTGGGAAGTTGGTTTTACGGCGTCTCAAGGCCGGGAGTGGACATCCAGTCGGTCAAGATTTTGGCCGTCTCTCCGACCTGTCACTGCTTCGCTTTCGGGCAGTCCCGCCGCGCTGTTTTGTCTGTCGGGTCGCTTGACAGTCCCAAGGGTGATCACTCCCTGAAAACGAATCTCCATCCCACATCCCCCGAAAGGCTTGGGCAACGATCCTCACGGCCTGGATCAAGGCGAGGATTAGGACGGCAAAAAGTCCGCTTACAAAAATCTGTTCAAGACTCATGATTCCACATCTTCCAATTCAACTCCTGCAAGGTCGGCAAGTTCCTGAAGCTTCTTAACCCCGATGATGGCTACCTCCTGTGCCATCGACGGGGAGAATTTATCTGCCCCGAAAGGATGCTGGTCCTCCAACTCTTGGACAGAGATCCCAAGGTTGATGAAGCCCCGCCCTCCCCTCGTCTTGTAGTAGGTCGCGAATCTTTTGAGAATCTTCATCACAAAGTCTTTCTCAAAAGGTGTGCAAGAAATGCTCTGATCGAAAGCCCCTTTTCAGAGGCTAGGACCTTTAACTTGATGTGCAGATCAACGGGGATTTGCACGGGCTTTGTTTTTGTTTTCATGAATTAAGTTTCCCGCGTGAAGGATGCGCGGCCCCCGTGGTGAGTTAGGCGGTTCTAGTGTATGTCTTCAGTCCTTGTTTGACGTTTTGCATTTCCGTTTCATACACAATTCGGGCATACTCGATGCTGATTTCCGTTGTGGAATCGTCAGCCCAGGAAGATTCTTCGATTTGCCACGCTCTATTTCCCAAGATAAAAAGAGTGATTTTGGAATTTTTGTTATTAAATTCGTGGGTCTGAGGATTTCTGTCTACCGTGGTCATTTTCTTTCTTGGTTTGTCTCGGGCGTCATTGCCTCCGACACACGAAAGAAAACAAAAGAACTCACCCCCGGCAAGATCTTTTTTAACTTTTTTTCTTTTTAACCGTCACCCCCCTTAATCTTGGGGGATCTTGCGGTAGTAAAGCTCCAATCGACCCGGGAACTTTTTGCACTCGTAAAGGCCTGAGTGGTAGAGATCCCGCAGGAGCTTTCGAGCCGTATCGTATGAGATTCTATCTTCCTCCGCGAAGTCTCTAATCGTCCGAAAACCCTCGGGAATCTCGGTCTGACGGCTGTGCTGATAGAGGTCTGCTCTTAGGCTCATGCTTTTTCAAGGAGTGGAGTTAAAAACGATTCCCCGTTCTCGATGCCAACGGGGACAACAAGGAAATTTTCAGAGCGGGAAACAAATTGAACACCGTGACCCTGGGTCCAGTCTGAGTAGTTAGAACGAGACCAAAGCGGTCTAGCAGCTTGGCATAGGCACCCGAAGTTCCAGGCCCCGATCCTGCCATTAGCTGGCGTTTTGATCGTGGCATGATCCGCCCGGTGAGTGTCTGCGTAAAATACGTTCTGCCCGGTCTTCGTCACCGATTGCATGGCCGCATTCCGGCAAGTTCCCACACGATGAGCCATCAGGACTTTTCCTTTCCTGATCCATCCCGGCTCGTTGGGCACGTTGTGAATCTCTCCTCGCCTGTAATACGTGATCCCGCGCTCTTTTAGATGGCAGAGATACTCGGGGGAGATTGCCTTCAAAACGGCCTCAGCGGCCAATCTGGAACCGGGGTTGGTGCTTACGGCATACCTCTCAACACGGTCCTCATGGTTCCCCTCGATGATCTCAATCCTAGCCCTTGGTGCCGCCTCTTGAAGACTATCAAGTATCGCGTTTGTGGCTTCGATGTCCTCCTCGTAGGAGTAGCCATAGGCATCAACCCAGTTCGTAGCCTTGTATTCGCTCAGGAACCCTCCGCAGTCGATGTAATCCCCAAGAATCACCACCTCGTCAGGGTCAACGGTCTTAACGTCCCGAAGCCATGCCTTGACTGCCGCCGGGTCATGCTTCATTCCGTGGATGTCACCGGCAATGCATCGGACGAAATCTCCCTTCTTCCTGCCCTTCCCGTTCCCGATCTTGATCTTTGGATGAGCCTTTGCCGCTTTGAGCTTGTCTAGTCGATTTGAGAGGAGGAGGTTTTCGGCTTCGAGTGCTTTAATCCGCTCACTCATTCCGTCACTCTCCAACTTCTTAACATCGGATTTCAGGCTCATTTGTTTAGATGGTCTCGGATCTCTTGATGTATCTGGTCAAGCTTCGGGGAGAGGTTTTCGGCAATGCTGATTTTACCCTTCAGTTCCCCGACCTCTTTAGTGACGATAAGCAAATCGCCAGACGTTTTTTCATGCTTCCTCTCGCAATCGTTCGCTCGTTTGATGACCACTCGCCAGAGGATTGTGATGGCTCCCACGAGGGCGGTGCCGAGGGCGTATAGGATTTCGTCACTCATAACAATTCGTCGATGCGCTCGATCACGAGCTTATAGGTTTCAGGCGAACAATCGTTCTTCCGTCGAGGGGCGATCATTTGATGGGTCAGGATTCCGTCTTTCCCGATCTTGAATTTGTCCATCAGGTAGATGCACTTGTGAGCCACCGAGTCGATTTCGATTTCGGAGGGTGTCCGTTTGTTAGTGTCCCCTGCAAAGGCAATCCCGACACTGTGAGAGTTGAGCCCAGTGCGTCCCTGCCATCGGCTCCGGCCTGCGTGCCATGCCCGTTTTGAATCCCATACCATTTGCACACGGTTCCCGTTCTCAGGGTCGATTAGGTAGTGATACGAGACTTTGCTTTTCGGGTTGAGAATCCATGAAACGCCGCCCTCGAATGACCCCCCCGAATGGTGAAGAATGATGTAGAGGGGAACAATCGTATCGCCTCGATTGGGCGAAAGTTTCACCGTCTCTTGGTATGGGTCAGGGTGGCGACAGATCATTTCGCCGGCGTGATGATAATGGTTGCGCTTCCTCCTCCCAGATCGTCAGGGAGCGGTCGCGAAATCGAAAACGATGTGCCGCACGAGGGCAGGGCAATAGTCAGGATTCCGCAGAGGGCTATCAGAAGCAGAGTTGACGGCTTAAGGTAGGGCGCAACGTATTTGACCACCACCCAGGACAGAGTCCCTACGACGGCGAGGGCAATGACGTCAGCCCCTTCTGCTAGTCCTTCGGTCGGAAGGCCAATCTTTTCAACGCGCATGACTAGGCCGGTGACGATTAGATGACGAAGGTATGATGCGAGGGCGTTCATTATATGATTTCGGGTTTTAAGTTTTGATATTCGGAGAGAGTCAATTCCTCGATCAATCCGGCTTGAATCGCAGGGTCAATTAGTTCGTCGTCGGCTGGTGTAAATCGCCACTTGTCAATCGCGATGAGACCTCGACCGCTCTTATCGTTAGCAATTGCGAGTTCATCGAAGGGCGGCAGGCCGCGCAATGTTACGGCTCTTGTGCCGAGCCCTCGAGGATAACCCCGTGACTGGTCAACTGCGGCAGCGAGTTGAGTGTATGTCGCTGCCTCGCACTTGAAATACCTGTGTGTTTCGTCGGTCATTGCAAGGTGCCGTTGATGTTGATTTCCCAATCTTTGCCTTTGAGGCTAGTGATCGCGGTTGTCGTCGCGGCACTGAGCGAACCAGTTGATACATCATAGTCGATATCAATCACGGGATCATTTAGAGTTGTCCCGCTGCTCGTGCCGTCATTTGTCGCCCATATCCCACTTGTGTCGATGGATGTCAGGATGTTCTCAACTGATTGAGATGTGAGGGATGAGCAGCCGTCCCATGTTTGATTAAACACCCCATTGAAGATTGAGGAGGGATTCCAATTATCGAAAAATCCTGCTGGAAAATCTTCAAGGCTGGTGCAATTCCGCCACGTCAATTGAAAATTCCTTCCTAATGATATGTCAATCAACGGGAAACTAGTCAAGCTGGTGCAATCAAGCCAAGCAAATTTGAAATCATTTCCCGACGATGTGTTAATCAATGGGAAACTAGTCAGGCTGGTGCAGAGTCGCCACGCATAAGAAAAGCTGTTTTGTGCACCATAATCCTCAACCGCCCCTTTGGTGACAAAGTAGGATTTTCGTTCAGCGATCTGAGTCTCGCTCAATTCGTAGTCGAAAAGATAGAGCGCGACCAGATCGTTGGAAAAAAAGTAATTGCCGGAAATCTTATTCCCGCTGAAATCATGCGTGCCAGCCGCAAGATTGAGATTGGCAGCGTAGCTACCTTTTTTCGTCGCAAAGAAAACCGTGCCATTTGTGATAGACTCTGCTAGCGTGAACGACATGCGATCATTGCTGCCGTCGAATCTGGCGAATGGTCCACCGTTGGCGGCATCAAAAGCGATGGGTTGGTTGGTGGCAGTGGTCTGGGTCGCGTCGATACTGTTGGCGGTCAGATCGTCAAGAGTCGAGATACCATCCCCTTGCGCTGCGGGTACCCCACCATCCGCAAGCATCGACGACTCGGCCTCGTAGGCGAGAACGGGGTTGGTGGCTAAGCCAGAAAATGAACCCGGGACATAGAGACCAGCCTCGTTGTAAAGACCTGCCCTATCGACAAGCCCAGCACCACTAAAAAGACCAGCTTGGTTTATCAATCCCATATCTAGGATAGCATGATAAATTCAGTTCCCGCAGCGGAAGCCGTGACTCGGATTTTCGCCCCATCGCTATGCGTTCTCAGAATCTTTTGTTCTCCGTCCGCAAGTGGGCCGTTAAAGACTGAAACCCAAGCCCCGTCTAGCTTCTTTTTCTCAATCGTCAAGTCCCCATCGTTAGCTTCGACCTGATAAGTCTTCCCCGGGATGATTACGAATTCTTGCGGGTCCGTATTTGAAAAAGTGTATTCCATAGTTCTAAAAAGATTGGTTTGTCAATTTCCTATGTGATAAAAGAATACCCTGAGGGGGTTGCCCCGCTGAAAAGGGTCGTTGAATTTTTGAATGTATTGTTAAAAAGCCTGATGTTCGTCACCGTGCTCCCATTGTCATCAAAGAAGTCATCCCCGTCATTTGCATGATTGTTAATTACCTGAACGTCATTGCAGTTAAACATGCGGAATATGGATTTAACATCAGTGGCCCCGCTATCTGTTGTAAATCCTCTGAACGTAACTGTGTTTCCCTCAACTACAGAATTATCATGCCTGACTATCCCGATCAAATAGCTAGATTCTGTGTGTTCTGATTCGTAGTTGTAAAAGATATGATTATTCTTAATTGCTACACTTCCAGAGGTTTCAGGGGAAACGGTAAACGTATCAATGCACCTAGTCGGCTCAATCGTTGAGGATGTGTTGATCAGGTTACCCGTAATAACTGACCTTCTAGGATCGGTTGAAGAGGGGGGGTTGACGATTGTGATGGGAGATACAGCCTCTTGCACGTTGTTCCCCGAAATAATAGCGTAGCTTGACGCGCACCAAATAGGCCACATTGAAGCGGTTCCTGCTGGGTCACTCGTTGGGAACTTGTAAGCACCAGATGGGACTGAACAATCAATCGAGTTGTCTGAAATGATGATAGGAGCTTCTGGGCTGCCGTCCTCATACTCCCGAGTGCATTGAACACCCTCAAAGCCAAAGTTTCGGATTTTGTTATTGGTGAAAACCAGTCCGTTGGTATCCCCCCAGATTGAACCATCCATTGTTGCCCTGGTCACCGGCGCATCAGTAGCAATCCCATTTAGTCCAGAATATCCATCAAAAAGATTATTTTTGACGGTTGTGTTCTTTACCGCACCTCCTGAAAGACTCGAATCGCATCGAATAAAGACATTGGGGCTGGTGTTAGAAGATGATCCCCCGTCCCTACCGTTAGGAGCTAGAAATCGATTCCTTTCGATGTGAGCCCCGTCAACGCCAGCCAATCCCACGGAGACTGCAAAACCCTCAAACAAACAATCAGAGATCACGGGGTTGATGATACCAGTTCCCCCGCTGATCGAATTGATACCATAAGACAAGTCCGTGGTTCCGGTTGCTGTATTCTTAAAATGAATGTTTGAAATTTTAGCGTTTCTACTGCTTCCCTGAAGCCTTAGAACTGTGGAGTCTGATTGTGCGGTTGTCAGGATAACTCTGCCTTCTCCGATGAAGTCACATCTCGAATTGGCAGAAACAGAATTAGTTTCAAAAAGTGAAAGGTGGATTGTTCCCGTGGTGAATGACTCCAAGAGGTATTCCCCAGAAGGGATTAAAACTCCAGTCCCCCTGCTTATCGCCTCAGTGATTGCGTCTTGAATCGCGGGGGCTGAATCAATCGTCCCCGTTGGGTCGGCTCCATATACGACAGGGTTGACGTAATTAGACTCTCCAGCGATCCCAGCAGGCCCCCGATTGATGACAATGGTTGAAAGGGTTTGATTCCTCTTAGCCGTGATCTGGATGGTTCTCAAAGCCATTATGCGGGGAGAGTTTGAGTTGCTGAGATTACAAGTTGAATGACTTCTGAGACATACTCATTTTCTTCTTCATCAGTTATCCTGACATCGTAGAAATAAATTCCCGCAGTCCAAGGAGTGTCCCCAGTATCAATCGATGCAGTGGCTACCCCGTCTGCAATCACCATATCCCCGGCAGCGATCTCCGTTCCTCCTAATTCCCTTGAATCCGTGAAACGATATTTCGCGGAATAGGTTTCATCGATAGTAACGGCATTACCATCAGAATCGCAAACCGAAACCGATAGATCGTAGGTTTCCCCATATGAAATCTTGTCCTTTAACATTTAACCAATTCTCCAATCAGTTCCATCTGAAAATACGGGGACGGTATTGCTCCCCCCATCATTTACAATTGCCCCAAAGTTTCCAGATGCCGCAACGTCTGAATCAGTTACGAACAATCTTCGCCCTTCGCTGATTCCCTCATCTGGCAAATCGGAAACCGTCATAGTGTTAGCAAGCCAGCCAATCGGAATCCATTCAATCCCATCGTAAATATACGTTTGTCCCGTAGATTGAATGTATCCCATATCCCCCATGATCGGCGCAACAATGCCAAGGGGATTCGTAATTGATACATCAGTCCGGCCAGGTTCTACGAGAGTCACTCCAGTCGGGTCTGTGTATGATGCCGCGATTCCATCAGATTCATAGACTACGGTAGCGGGTGATCCTCCGAAATCCACCGTTAGATCCCACTCCTTTGAGACATTGTTCCAGGCTAAGTCTAGATCAATCGTTTCGGCAGTGGTCACACTGTATTGAGGATAGCCGTTAGAATCAGTGCTGGAATAAACCAAGGGCTCAAGTGTGATTGGAACGTCTCCAGATCCTAGAATTTCCCCGTCAATCGTAACCGATGGCGGGAATAGATGGTTAAGCCCTGTTCTGATGGGTTGAATTCCCCGTTCCGTATTCCTGGCGGTTAACCATGCCTCGGGAGTTGGTTGACTCGTGGGTGTTGATTCGCTCCCCCGATAAACATCGTTCTCGACCGTTACGCTAAAAGTGCGGGTGCTAGTCGGCCCAGTGTCCCCCGTGGCTTCCCACGTAAGCTCGCCCATCGCAACGACTGATTTCGGATCGTTTGAAGAATCCCCGTCGATTGAGAAAAGCGCGTTTAGCTCGGTCGTGTTAAGGCTAGGCGTTGCCGTGTAGCGTGGATCGCTGTCTGGATCTTCAACGGTAGAAGCAGTGAAAGATGATTCTAAAACTAGAGGATCGTCATCATACTTTCCGTTTTCCTTGATCGCGAAATTGATGACGGTCGTTGAATCAAGTCTAACCTGAGATCCACCCTGAACGAATCTAACGACAAGCGGAAAAGCATCACCTCTCTTTACCTCAATTCCCGAAACCCTCCTTGCATCGGTCAAGGATGCCCGTAATTGCAAAGCGTCTAGGTCAACGTAAAGATTCATGCTTAAATTTTAGTTTGTGTCAAAAGTCGGAGATGCCGCCACTCATGCCCCCGGCTGAGTTGATTTGTTTTAATAGTTCAACCATTTCAGCTTGCAAGTTTGCTTGTCTCTTTTGGATGTCGAGGGTTGAAGCAACCCCACCACCTCCACCGATTCTCTGCATTGAAGAAACGGCAAGGTTTCCCGAGAGTGATGAGGATTGATTTAAAGAATCTTGGACTATGCTCAATCTGTCTCTGAGAGCGTCAATCAAATTGGATGCAGGATCTTTGCTTTCTGTCTTTTTCTTGCGCTCAGATCTACTAAAGAAGTCCTCATTTGCTTTTCTTCTAGCTTCAATTTGTTTTTGAAGATCAGCCATCCTGTTTGCTTTCATTGCCTGCTCCCCAAATGGATCATTAGGGTCTGCCCCTTCAAGCAATCTGGCTTGTGCCCGTTGTCTTTCTTCCTCCTTTTTGCGATAATAAGAAGCCCATGTTTCCCCCTTTGGAAGCATTTCAATCCCGCTTGCATTGGCGTTGATAGTCTCAATTTGAGGACCATCAAAAACTGATTTATTTCCGCGCATCAGATCAATCAAGCCCTTGTAGAATCCATATGCATCTTGAACTGTCGAGGCTAGGCTTGCAAAGCCATCAACAAGACCAGCGATCCCGTCTGCCATTGCGTCAAAATCGGTATTGTTTAGAAGATCGACAAACTTTTGCATTGCTGGCAATAGTGCCATTCCTAGTTTTGTTGCTGCCTCGTCAATCCTTGCGTTTGCTATTTTTTGAGAGTTCGCGAGACCGTCTGACGTTCTTTCAAAATCTCCTTGGGCGGAAGTGGTTTGCTTTAGAATGACGGAGTATGCTGACAGTGCCCTTGATGCCGGTTCTAATGCTCCTTTTCCATCATAAAGGCCCTTTGTTAATGCTTCGGCCTTTAGCGTAGCATCATCCAAAAGGACGCCATATCGGCGGATTGGCTCAGACTCACCACGGAGTGCTGCTCCGATTGCTTGGATAGCATCATCGGTTGAAGTGTTGTTAAATGACCCGAGATCTGCGGCAAGTTTAACCATGCTCATGGACATATCAGCGGCCTCTTTCCCGCTCATCCCCATTGCCGTGAACATATTCCCGATAGTCCCGGTTGCCTGAAGTGCTGCCGTTTTAGTCAACCCCATCGACTCGGCGGCTCCATTTGCAAATGACTCAATTTCAGAGGATGCATCTTTAAAAATCACCTCCGACTTTGAAAGCTCTTCGTTTAAATCAGAAGCTGATTTGATCGCATCATTCAGAATACCCGGGACCGCTCTTGCTGCTCCCGTCAGCCCATCAAAAAGCTTATGTCCGATTCTTTCTTGAAAGCCTTTTTGAATACTCTTGGCAATCTTACGAGTTTTCCTCTCGAAAGACTTCAGCTCCCTTTCCGCTTTCTTGGAATCGGCTCCAATGCTGACGTGCGCTCCTGCCATTATATCAATTCAAAAGTCAATTCTCTGTTTCCAAAACTTGCAATCTTCTATCAAGTTCCTTGTCCATGTAACCGCCCTTCTTAGGCTCCATCCCAGAAGCCCAAGCGGAACAAGCGGACAAGGCAAAGGCTTGACTCACCGGGAGTTGGTGAAGAACGAAATCAGGCGTCCAATGATATTGGCGACAAAGTCCCGCAAGCGTTGACAGAATCCATCCAAAAGGGTTTTTTTTTGAGCCTTTCCTTTTGCGTTAGGATCGTGCATCTCAACCCCTGTTTGTAGCGATTCAATATAATGAGCCATCAAAATGGCAGTAAATGCTAGGACTGATCCCAAGGGAATATCCTTCATGAAATCATCAAGGGATTGTTCTAGCGTTCCATTTGCAACCTCTTCTTTTAGTTCGCCAGATCCTCTCGTGAACGCAAATAAGGCAAGAGCGGTCTCGTGAGGTTTCCAGTTTTCAAGCTCTCCACGAGACAAGGGGTGGTCGCAATTTGCTAAAAAGATTGAATGCCCTAGGGTTAGGGGAACTAGACTTCTCCCAGCGATCTCCTTCTTTTTAGGAAGAAAGGCGTCAATTACTTCCTTTGGTGTGGCTCCTTCGACGCTATCAAGAGCCCTCTGGAGATTGTCAAGAGATGACATTAGGGAGCAGACATGTCAGGGTAATGGGAAACCGTAATTGAAACGGTTGTCGTATTGGTCCCAGCGTAAGCAATCGAAGCATCCTCAACGAATGAAAGCCCAGTATTGAGTGCAACCCCATTAATCGCAGCAGAGAACGTCACGGAAGCTCCCTTGGCTGGCAGCGTTGGGCTTGTGTCGGTTACTAGGCTTGAGAAAGTAACCGTGTTCTTTTCTCCGTGGTCAACACGAGAAACAAAATCCCCATCCTCATCGGTGATTTCAGTAAGATTGCCATCGGTTGAAATCTCGAAATCTTGAACGATTCCCTCAACTAGTGAATCCGCTGCCGTCTTCCCATCTGCCGGGATTCCCCATGAAACCTGAGTTCCAGAAACTTGAACTGCCATGACTCTTTCAAGGTGTCAAAATTCAAGGCGAGTCTGCCGCAATGAGGTGGAAACCATGAACGTGCATCCATTTAGTTTCTTCCCTTCCCGCCTCTATCGTTAACGGTCTCCAGACAGAAACCAGGAACCCTCCAAGCTCTAAATAGTTGGTCACTTCCTCGATATCACAAAGCTCGTTAAACAGGGCTTCTGATTGAGTTTCTGCGGTCTCGATAGAGTCTTCATCTGCATCGTGAAAGACAGCGATCATGACATTGAAGTCCCAGACCAAAGCTTGGTTTGCTCCAAATTCATCGCTCTGGCCGATCCTAACCACGGCGCATGGTGGGGTTAAATCCCCGTCATCCTCTTCTGCTAGGATTGTAATCGGCCCATCATAAGCCGTCTGAAGGTAGCTCTGAAGCCTTCTGATAATTCCTGTCCTTGTCATTTCATTCGTTGGGTTGCTCTTCTAGCTTTCCTGTCAAGCATCGCTTGAAGTGCGGTTTTCAATCCGTATTCTCTACGGTCAATCGCTCTTTGAAATCGTCTCGCGTAATCTTTTGGAAAATACGGCATCTTGTTTCTGATAGTAATCGTCAGACCAGACTTGGAATGCCGAAACTCGGTTGCTCCAGGTTTTGTTCCATGCCTTGTGATCCATGTTGGAGTCTTCCCCTTGGCAGTTTGAAGCTTCCTAGCTGCCCTCATCCATCCCGCGCTAAGAATACCAACGTCCCCCTTGATCATCTTAAAGTATTGGTTCTTCAAAGCGGCTCTTGTGAGTGCCATGTTTTGCCCGGTCGTTCCCGTCCTAACCCGTCCCGTTGATTTTGATCTAGCTAATTGATGAATTCTGCGAAGATCAGAGATGCTTTCAGCATACATTTTGACCGTCTTTCTGCCTCGTCTCGTTCCAAATTGATAACCAGCCTTGACCATTGCCTTGGCATTCTCAGGTTTCATTCTAGCCGTTGGAAATAGAACTGCTAAGTCTGCCTTGATGCGATTCTCTCCTCGCTTTCTAGCCTCTGGCTTAACTCCCCCGGAATCGTTCATCGCTTGGCTCTTAGCGGCTGCTGGTGGCGTCAAAGCAATAAGGTGACCAACAAGCATCCCCGCTTGCTTCTCAACAATCTCATCCATCTCCTTGTTTGCTTGCTTCGCGAAGTCGCGCATGACTCGCTCAAGATTGCTGGTATCAACGTCAATATCAAACATATCACCCCCCCGATCCACTACCAGAACAACCGGCGGTGATCTTGGTATCTTCATTTGTTATGATTAACCCGTCTTCCCACTGAAGAAGTGTAACGGTCACTGCTGGGTCTTCACAGTTAGACCACTCCAAGACTCCAGAGTTCCCGTTACCCTCAACCGTGATGATCCCGGCCCCGTTATCTTTCACGTTGACTTGGGGATTGCTCGCCCGTTCTGCGATTGCGGAAAATTTGATGGAATCATTCGCATCATCCTGCTCGTCTCCATTTACAAAAGGAACAATGACTTTTCCGTAAGTTCTACCGACTGGCTCAAATTGCTCAAGCGTTCGGAAGTCGTAGGTATCATTTGCTCCGTCCCGCTCTTTGTGAATGTATCGAGCCCCGCCGATGTTTCGCCCCTTCCATAGCCGCGAGTGCTCGATGTCTGATTGTTGAAACACCGTGATCTCTGGGGCTCCTGAAACGATATTGAGTTGAGAAATCTTGATCCAATAGTCCCCCGATTCTCCTAGCCCCTCTCCCGAGGCTGGCTGGTGGTGGATTGAATCTTGCTCTGTTGATGCCGCGACAACGGCAGGTGTTCCTTGGATGAAGCCATCCGCATCAGTGGTGAACGTAACTGCAATGAACTCCCCATCTGATAGAGTTAGTTCCGGCCTCGGTCTGGTAGACATCGGGGAACCTCCAATGTTGCAATCATGTTCGACCACTCCATCGCTTCCCGATGTTGTATCCCTTTCGATGACTGAGCCGTCTTGGAGCGTAACCTTGTATTCTGCGGGATCGCTGGCCGGGACCTTTTGCAAAGTAAGAATTGAAAAGGGCGGCTGTTGTGACCTCCTGTATTCTCTTTGCTTGATCGCAGAAACCGTCTTCCCACTTGATGCAGAATTATCAATTCTGATTCCTTTCCCCGGGTGTAGCTTGTCTCCTTTGAGGTAGTCCCCTAAGAGTCTCCATTTTGCGGGAGTAAATCCCCCTTGAAATATCGTTTCTAAATCCATTTAAATTGGAGGTTAATAGATGTCTGAATCCCATCCATTTCGGCCCGATAGTTTCCAGACCGTAGCTACCTGATAGACTGCCCCTCTCCTAATGTAAGATTCTGCCCATGCTAGCCAGTCTCGGCCTGAGACGCTAGGGGCGGGACCGTCAGGACTGTCTATCGTTCCAACATCCCTGATTCCAGTTGGTTCGTTGGTCTGGAATTTAGTTTCTCTCCATTCAGCCCCAGGAACAAGATATGAATCAATCCCGGCTTTGCTTGATCCAACAAATTCTTTCCAGACGGCATTGGTTTTAGATGACTCCCATCCTGTTTCAGGATCAACAAATAAGGATCCGTTAAGGGGGGCTGCTGGCGTCCCTGCGAACGTGGCGAAGTCTGGATGAGTTTGAATAGGCTCAACCGTCAAAGACGTTGTGAGCTCGTATGTGGGCTCAGGGATCGAAAGGAGGAATCCTTCAAAAAGATAGGAGACCGTCATGTAACCAGGCTCATTCCTAGATCCAGATCTCCTAGAAAGGAGCATGTTTGAAAACCTAGGATGAGGGGCGAAGTCTGATAAGACCTGAGACGGGAAAAGATTGTCTGGGATTTTCACCACAAGCTCCACGGTATCAATCCCGAATCTATCGGTTTCAAACCTCTCCGAGACCTGCTGGATTGTCTGAGATGTTCCCGATTGCCTGAAAGCCATTAAGAATTGCTAATTTGTCAAATGAAGGGTAATTTTTATTACATGTCTGAAAGATTTTATTGGGAGAATGGCGAAAGGGTCCCGGTTGTCATGCCTGAAGAAATCCAAGAAGAGCAACCCAAGATGGATTCACCAGAGTTAATGATGATGCGAACCCTGATCGGGATTCTTCATAAATGCCCCCATCCTGCCCTTTCGATTGAATGCCTATCTCTTATATCGGGAATTGGCTATCAAGGGAAATCAATGGCGCAGATCGCAAGGGATAACATGGTTACCCGGGCAACCGTTAGTCGGAGATGCGTAGATCTCTGCAATCTTTTAGGAATTCCGCCTGTTCGAGCTATGCGGAATTTTTCGGGGCAAGAGAATTGCCGAATTGCTCGTTCCAAAAAACTAAAACAACTGATTGAACAATGTCTTTAGAGCTTATCGAAACTCCCGGCCAAGTCGGGATTCAATTTCAAGGGGAGCTTCCCTTTGAGGAATGGCAAGAGATCGGAAACCGCTTTGGAGAAGCCACCAAAAGGTTTTCATGGGCACTCGGAGATTGGCTGGTTTACGGTGGCACCAATTTCAAAAAGAGGATTCCAAATGAATTGATGATTGAGGCTGAGAAACTGACGGGGGTTGATCGTCAATCCCTTCTCTCATTGGCCACTGTTTGCCGCAGAATCCCGATTGAGAAGAGGGTTCCATCCCTGACTTTTGAGCATCACCAAGCAATCTCCACGATCTCAAACGAGGACAAGCGGGACGCATGGCTTGAGTTCGTTTCAAAGCTAGACAAGGCCCCTCCTAAGAAGCTACTTAAGCTTTCAATCTCATGCTTCCCAGATGATCCTAAGATCATCACACCCGAGGCTTACGAGGAGAGAAAGAGAAAGTTCGGTAGGGACAACTACGTTCCCCATCTGCGCGGCCTGATTTCAATCCTAAGAAAGACAATCCCCGCAATGGATGAAGACGAGATTGAGGCCCTGAAAGCCGATACCGCTGGCTTGATTGAGCTTCTGAAGCGTCTTTAACGCTTGGACGGTCGGCAAGTAATCTCCCCGACAAGGGCTCCAGGTTGAATCCCTAGGCGTGAAACTCGAAAGTTCCTATCTCGATAGGTCACGAGATCCCCAAGGCTAGGAATTGCCGATAGGTCGGAGAGTAGGAATTTCACATCAATATCAGAGTCATCGGCGAAGCCTCCCTCCATCAGTTCCCTGCCAAATTGGGATTCGTTAACAACGGCCCGAATAGTCTGGGAATTGATAACGATTGAAACTGCGAAGTCTTCAAGGTGCTCTTCAAACGAATCACCGAAAGATTGAGCAAGTGCAGTTTGCATTACTTAGCCTTTTTCTTAGCTGCCTTTTTAGCGGCTTTCTTGGTAACGGGCTTTTCTTCGATAACTCCATCGAAGAGTTTAACCCGACCACCAGTTAGCAATAGATATGCTTTCGCATCTTCAAGCTTTAGAACTTCTCCAGTCTCCAATGGCTTCTCATCAAGAAAGCAAGGGGCAGTCACGATAAGAGTCTTCATGATACTTTGAGAGAGTCAAAAAGGCGCAGAAGCCGGAACCCCTGCGCCTTTCGGACTATGAACAACCAAACAAGAAAGTTGTGATTTACGCTCCCAGAGCGTCGAGCATTGCTGCAAAGCTCTTAGGACGCTGCACGCCGCCATCGTAGTAGGTCTCCCCGACGAGTCGGTAGAGTCCCTTCGTAGCGAGGGTAGCGTCAGAGACGAGGTCAAGCATCAATCCACCCCAGTATCCGATGAAGTAATCGGAAGCATTCCCGAAGAAGATGGCTGAACATTCTCCAGTAGCATCCCCCTTGTCGAGAGTCCGGCTGATTGCGTTGGTAAACGCAGTCCGGTATCCGTTCAGTTCGATCTCTCCGTTCCGAGTGTTCGGGGGGATGATGAACGCACCTTCAACACCCAATCCTTGGAGCGGAGTCTCTTTGAGCTTCTTCTTGATTTGCCCGTTGGTGAAGTAATACAGGCTACCACCAAGAGCATTCTGGGCGTCGACTGCTTCTTCAAGATCAACGATGTCTTCCCAGGAAGGAGCAGCACCGTTATCTCCACCAACAACGCTTCCGATTCCATTGGTTCCAGCGATACCTTCGGCTTCGTTGGTTCCGGTTCCGTGGAAGAATGCGGCTTCCTGAACGGCAAGCATCTGAGCAGTCACGTTAGAGCGAACAATCGCTTCAATCGCAGATGAACTCTGCATGATAAGCTGCTTCGAGATGTTGACGTAACCCGGGAGACGTTGCGGCGAAAGCTCAAGTTGAGCGGTCGTCGGTGCGATCTCATCGGCAGTGGCATTCTCGGCCTTGCCTGCGGGATCACTTCCGGCAATCAAACGAGGAACGTCGAGATTGCTGGTAAGCCCGGTCAGAACCGTAGCACCGCTTTGAGCGAGGACGTTAGCATTGTAGAAGTCATCGAGGAGACCTGCCTTTTCAGTAGCCACGGTCATTCCGCCTTGATCTCCACCAGTGCCCCCGGTAGCAGTCATGTCACGCTGGGCGCGATTGACGTAAAAGCCGGGAAGCATGATTCCGCCACCTCGCTTGATTCCGGCCTCGTTAGCCTCACGAAAACCTTCAGTGACGATTTCCTTCTCGATGCCTTCAAGTTTCCGCTCTCCGATGCAGGATTGCAGGGCTCGGGAAAGATCGAATTTTGCGAGATCCCGCTTTTCACTCTTGGAAAGATCGTTGGCAGGGGTGTAGTCGGTATGTCGGCTGGTGAATGCAGCAAGGGCTTCGGACTGAAACTCATTGATATCAGTTCCTCGCTCAATCGCTTTGTTGGCATCAAGAACGATTCCCCGAGACTTGGAAGCCTCAGCAATCTCTTGAATGCGTGCAATACGGCTACGTTCTGCGCTAATAGCAGTTTCCCGCTCCTTCTTAGCGTCCACGGTGGGACGCTCGTTGATCACCTCCACGGAACGCTTTTGAGCCTCGGGAGGAGTGGCCTTGTCAGCCTGGTCTTTGATAGTATCAGACATGGTTTTAGTAGTATTAGTTTTGTCCGTGGTTTCGTTTTCCATCTTTCGCCCGACTCCCACAGAGTCGTCGAACGGGATGCTGACCAAGCTCAGTTCGTAAGGCTCCCAGTCAGTAGCAGTGACGGCCTCCCGACCTCCATCTAGCTTTTGGGTGCTCTCACCGTGAATCACATACCCGACAGAAACCAACTGTCTGATACCGTCTTTCACGTCTTGGAAAATCTCTTCACCTCGTGCGCTCTTGCTAAACTTAACACGAGCCCTTCCCTTTTTATCGTCATCGATCCACGCACGCTCAACGACTCCGATCTGATCGTTGCGGTCATGCTCTAAAAGCAATGCGCCCCCATTATTGATTCGATCAAGGCGAACCGCGCTTCTCTCGTGGCTCAATGTCTCGGTCCCATACCAACGCTCTCCGGTGAACTCAGAGGAAAATGCTAGTTCAACCGTTCTAGACTCTTCGTCAATGGCCCGTTTGTCGATCTCCAGAGACCGATGCCAAAGCTTGTTTTTAGGAATCTCCTTGCGAGTCACCATCATCTTCTGATGGCGTGTCAAATTGCGCGGGATCTTCTTTTACTTCGATGCTATCAAAAATCTCATTGATCTTATCTTGTCCAATAGCAGGGAATGCTGATTCAGCAATCGCCTTTGCAGTAGGCAAGGGGATCTCTCCATTTGCAACTTGATTGGCTAATTGAAGCAATGAGGTTACTTGAGCCCCATTTAACGCAGTCTTTTGAATTTCTTCTGTAACTGCTGGTTCTTCGCCCTCTTCTACAGGATCCGTAGTCTCTCCTTCAGTGAGTCCCATTTGATCCATTAGTTCTTCATCATCCTTGGCCTTGGTAAAGACTTCGTAAACATCTCCCCCTCCGTCTGCAATAACGTCTCGATGAGTTGTGATGTGATGCTGAATCCCGAGAATTGCGGCTTCCATATCCTTCTTGGGATCAACCCAAGCCCAGCGACGGCCTCGGAAATCAGGAGCGTTGAATTTCCAGAACTTATCAAAAGGAAGCCCTAAGCGTCCCGAAAGAAGTTCAATCTCAAGCCAAGCTTCAAAGATCGGTTCGAGAATATGTTCGATCAAGAATCTTTGGATTGCTTTCCAAACTTCCCTTTCCTCCAAGAGCCCCGCTCTGATAGAAGAATAGTTAACACCCTCCAAATCATTGGAAAGTGAGTTATAGCTAATGCCGAGAGAAGTAGCGACTCCACGGAGGCACGATTTGACGAAATCTCCATAACCAGAATTAGGGTGGTTGGTGTCCCAAGATTGAAAGTCAACCCCCATTGGGAGTTCCTCGATTGTTCCTGGCGAGGCATCAACGGGGAGGTTCCCGTCATCATCTATTTCCCCTGTCCATCCCTCGGGTGTCTTTTTGGTGAAGAATCCCATCTTTGCCGCTCCCGTCCTAGCCGCGACAAGCTCGGCCTCAGCGTAACCGTCTAACATCTTGAGACGGTTCATTGAAGATACCAACCAAGGAATGCCCCTTGTTTGCTCTGCTCGTTCCGTTCGGAATGGATGTAAGATTTCATCCGCAGGAATTCTAACTCGCCTTTTGAAATCAGCCCCAAATTGAGAATCCCCAGGGTGATTCGTCAGCATGTGATATGCTATCGGCTTCCTGTATTGATCAAATTCAATACCAAATCTGATCTCATTCCCATTATCTAGTTTTAGAAAATATGTCTCATCAAGAAGGTCAGCTTCCAAGACTTGAAGTCTCAGACCATCGCTAGACCTCATCATCCTGATGATCACCTCTCCATCCCTTGCGATAGAACGTAGGATTAGTCTTTGGACATCACACCAAGAATGCTTACCGGTCACATCACAATTCCCGCGCCGTCCCCATTGTTTCCAACCCGCTTCAATCAGATTGTTCGCTACCTCGTCAAGCGTTCCGTTTGGCTCCTTCGATCGGACCTGGAGAGAGACCCCCTTTTCTCCTAAGACGTTGTTTTCAAGAGATCGCAAGAAACCCTTCACCCATTCGTTGTTCCTTTCGAGATCGCGCGAACGATTGCGGAGACTCGTTAGGTTCCCCCTCAACTCCCCATCTTGAGAAAGAGAAGATGTGATCCAGTCAAGAGACAGACGACTAGAAGAAACCGCTTTGAAACTGCGCTTCTTAACCTTGTCTTTCGGTTTGCGTTGAAAGAATTTACCGATCATCTAAACTGGATTTTTAGAGTTTTCCTACTCCCGGCCACTGCTTGTTTTAATTGTTGGATCTCAACCCGATATTTGTCGCGGCTTTCCTCTAGATCCTTGATGCTCGTGAGCGTCAACGACTGATCCCCGAAAGAGGTTGAGGATGCGGTCTTTGCGTAAAGTTTCAGGAGAGTGGCGTCAATAACCTCCAATGTGTCCAAAGCCTTTGACAACTTTTCTTCGTTGGTGGCGTCTTCCATTAAGTTTTGACGATATGTCAATTCTTACCAGTTGTTCACCCATCCTCCTCGTTTCTTTGCCGTCTTCTTTTTGGGCTTCTCGGTTTCCTTTGGCTTAGGCGTCAAAATTGTCCTTTTCAAAGTATCCCAGTTGACCCGCAACAATGCCAAGGCTGCGCTGGCGTAAACCCTCAAATCTAGTGCCTCGTTCCTCGCTTTTGAGGGATTCTCGAAATGGGAATAGGGGATGCCATTTCGATAACGTGTGACCTTTACCTCACTTGTAAGCTGGCGAAACCAATCTTCCTGGCGGTCGTTCGGAAAGTGCATGAACCCGTCACCCTTCTCTCCTAGGCTCAATCTGGAGTAGATCAACTCTTTTGCGGTATCGGTCCCAACAGAAAACAAAAGGGAACGTTCAGCCCCTTGCTTTGTCGGCCTATTGACCATTGGAACCCCGGGACCACCCACCCCCTTGCACGCGAAAACCTTTCTGATTTGCCTCGGCTTCGTGTAGGAGTAAACCGTCTTTGTCTTATGCCCCGAGTCAATGAAAGTGCATGAGATGGCGATCTCTGATCCGCTAGGATGAATCCATTTCGTCTTCAATACCTCGTCTAGTTCCCTTTGCACCTCGGGAGTATTAAAATCTCCGATGATGACTCGATAGTCTAGACTCCATGATTCCTCACCCTCACCCCATCCGACAAGTTCGACCTCAACCCGGTCCCCTTGAATATCCACCCCGGCGGTAACCAGAAGGCATTCTTTCGGGAAGTCTCCCCAATCCTCGCGCCTTTGCATCAAGGGTTCCCATTTCACGCCTTCTCCCTCGTCTTCCCATGTCTCACCTAGGAAAGTATTGATCCACGTTCTCAGTGCTTCCTTTCCCGCTTTCTTGACTTTGATATTTTCCGCCGCCATTTGATGAAGACGGTTTTGATATCCCCTCTTGTGGCGAAACATCGAGGCAATACCGGGAAGGTGGTAACCTCTCAATGTTCTCTCGGGATAGGTCGGCACCCATTTCCCGTTCATGACCATTTGAATCCTATCCTCATCAGTTAGTCGCTCTTCACACCCCTCACAATGAAGATAGGCGTCTGAGCCATCCTCCGCATCCCATCGCACGTTCGCCCATTTTAGGGTTTGCTCATGTCCACACTTGGGACAAGGGCAAAAGTATCGCCTTTGATCGCTAGCCTCAAACTCCGTTTCAATCCTGCTTCGGCCTTTTACGGTAGGAGTTGACGTCATCACGACAACGGCATTCCAGAAGCTTTCTGTTCGCCTAACGGCAAGCGAGACGGGATCGCCCTCACTCCCAGCCGTCACGGGGTAGCGGTCAACCTCGTCCAAGAAAACAACTCTCCTGGGACGGGCTGCGAGTCCAGAAGGAGCATTTGCGCCGGTGATCGCTAGGTTACCACCGGGAAAGGTTTTGTGCGCGATGGTATTCCCAGAATGCCTAGATTTAACGTCAGAGAGCTTGTCTTTGATCCTTGGTGTATCTCTAGCCATCGGTGCCAGTCTCTCCTTACTCCATGCCTCACCCATCTCAACGGTAGGTTGAACCATCAGCATCGGGGCAGGGTCAACGTCGATGAAGTATCCCACGAGATTGTTCAGAGCTTCTGTCTTCCCGAGTTGA